GTTAGCTGGCATCGTTACAGTAAAAGTACCAGCCGATGTTACGTTATTTCCAAAGTCCAAAACACAAACAGCCGCGCCAGTAGTAACGTCATAGATCAACGCACCACGCGCCGTAATTGCGCCAGTCCAAGCTGGACTTGAAAAATTAACATAAACAGTGCTGCCACTTGCGCCAAGCGCCGTACTGACCGTTGCAACTACTATTTGGCCACCAGCCACATAATTACCACCAGAGGTTTCACCGTCTGACGTGTAAGCCGTAGTAGTTTGATTTAAGGTGGCTGAGTTTGTGTACAACGCCAAACGAAATGTATCCGTGGCAAACTTCAACGTCCCGTCTATTAAACCGGATCGTAATGTGTTGCAAGAGAAGTTACCTGTGAACGCCATTAGGTCACCGCCTGTCGATATTGACCTGAACGGTAAGCATCTTGACGCTCCATACCATCACCCAGACGTTTGGCCAGACCCAGTGCTTCTTTGTATTTGCCCTCATATACAGAAAGCAAATCGGTCTCGCCCTTCATAAACGTATACGCTTCTACCAAAGTACCGTACAGCAGCACCGTATCAAAGTTATCGCCAAGCCATGAGGAACCGGCAGTGGTAATTGACTCAGGGTAATAGTAGAAGTGTAGCTCTACGGTATACGCAGCGTCTGGTGTTGGCCCAAGAATAAATGTCAACTCGTTAGTAATTACGCTCCCCACAATAGCAGGGCCAAACAACGCGTAATGCCGAGGAAGACCCGTGTCATTTGGACCGGGGTACGCCTCACGAATATAGTTAACATCTTTGTTCAGTAAGAACTCATACGTCTCAGTAGCCGCGCCGTAGTTCTCAATAACCGCCAGTGAATACACAGCCAGAAAATCATCAGGCGCTTTTAAATACTTATTACCCGACTGCAAACTACCAACCATATTCTTACGAATAGACGGGAATTGCACCGAGTTATAAATACGCTGTTCAGCCTGTTGGATAAACCGGTTAATCTGTTCAGCAGTTGTTTCAATAGAACCGTCAGCCAGCGTAAAATCTGGAAAAGTATTTTCCGTGTACGACTGAATAGTGCTGAACAGTTGTGTGTAGTTCATGATTACGCCATTGGTCCACGAGCAATCGTGCCTTTAGTAGCGCAGCCATTGCCACGAGTTTTGATGCCAGTTGTCTTAGGCTCTTTGTACGGATCACGGCTGATGTTACCAACGGACATGTTCACATCATTAGCAGTGAAACGATTGCCGCCTTGGTAGCCGCTGTTCTTAATATCCACACCAGCGTTACCGTCCATAGTATGTGGTTTAGCGTAGACTTCGGCACTGCCAACTTCTTTGCCGCCTTGCTTTTGACTAAATTTGGCCATATCAACCGCCTTTTTTATAGGTGAATGAAGACTTCTTCTGGTTAGCCACTTTGGCCAGACCTCGCCCCAGCTGTTTCATCTGAAGATTAGTCTTGCCACCTTTGGCCAGCTTGGTCATAGGTTGGCCTGGATGCATCTTCTTCTCATGCTTATGCACGGCTCCAGCCATCATCTTCTTATCTTGTTTCAAATCTGCTTTGTCCATTTTAAGCTCCTTATGTGACGGTAACTGTAACTGTACCAAGTTCTACCGCTAATACCAAATTATTCGGCGTTAAAAGGGTATCAAACCCACTCGCCCCGCCAACGGGTGCATACCCCCACTGGAAGATTCGACTACCCGCTTCTGGGTAACCAAACCCATCTGGAGCGGTACTATTGGTCAGCAAAATCTGCAAGCCGCTATTGCCGGATACTTGGTAACTTACATCTGGGCGCGGCTCTCGCACTGCTTGCGGGTCGTTCACCGGATACATACCTAACTGCAACTGCGGATGATCAGGGTCCCAACACTCGTGGCAAACTTTAACCTTAAACGGACGCGTTTTAACCGTCTGAGTTCGTAACTCTTTGAGCATATACCGCTGCCCACAGCGGTCACACTCTGCAATTGAGTTCTTGCCTGATGCGAACTGATTAGGCATAGAACATATTTCTCGGTACAAACCGCAATGGTGCTTTTTCGCGGTCTTCCGCAGCGGCTGAATCCCACTGCTGCTCGTAATCCATTTTTAACGCTGAAATACGCATTGGGTCCACATCCGGTAGCTTCATACTCAGTTGATACGCCAGCCCCGCCACCATACAGGGGATAAACCGGAACGGAATATCTTGGACTGTCACACCCGTACCCGCGTCTTGAATGCGGCGCAGCCGGTAGTACACAAACATGTACTGGTCACCAGGGGCGTTAGGCGTTGGCCAGACGTTGACGCAAGGTAAATTCTGTACTGAAACCGCAGCTAAAGTAAGGTGCGCAGCGGCAGTTGTACCGTTTTGCCCACGAGCGCAGTTAAGTAATTGGTTGTTTACAGGGTCAACATTGGGGTAACTAATCGTTTCCGTACCAATCTTAATGAACCCAGACGTGGTTAAGCCAGCAACTGAAGACACCGTGATAGTGACATCGGATGCGCTAATTCCACCAATCAGGGTAACATTGGTCGTGTTCTCTTGACCCGACTGACGGTTGTACCAAACCTGAATTGGTCGCCCCTGCGCCAGCTTATTAGGCAAGCTCATGTAGGTCGGTTCTGCAATACGGCTGATATTAATATCCATCTGGTTGGTCGTACTGTTATTTTGACGAACCACAGCATCCAGAATATCAATTGTATTAACAGGCACGGGGTACATAGCCTGGCCCGTTACCATAGGAATCTGGTTCTGTTCTACCGTCCAGAAGTTCAACCCACGGTTGGCCCACTCAATTGTCAGAATGTTTAACGATCTACGCGCAGTGCGAAAGTTATAACCGGTGCGAAGTTCTTGACCGCAACGCTCAAACGCCTCCTCAATGAGGTCGTTCATGTCCAAATTAAAGACGGTAGTTCCGGTCGTTATTGCCATTATCTAAACCCCGCTGTTTTCTTTGCTATGCCCTTGGGCTGCTTAACAAACTGCTTTCCTGCTGCTTTCCCTGCCCGCTTTGCCTTCGTTGTGGCAGCGTACTCTGACGGGGTGAGTGACTTGATAGCCGCTTCTGGCAGGTATCGTTCGCCTGTCTTTGACGACGGCTTGCCGCTCTTTGTCCGCCATTTCTGGTCACCCCAATCTTTAAGCGACTTTTGCGGAGCTTTCACTTCATCATACCCCGCGTCTTACCGCGTTGAGCACAGCCATCCGCACGGGACGATGCTGACTTGACCTTGCCGCCAGCTCTATACTTGTCGCTTGATTCTTGAGAATTTCTTTCTTTAAGTCTTTTTGCTATCTCAACTGTACCTCGAGCGCCTAGACTTGTTAATGTATTTTTTTCTGCGTCTAAAACAGCCTTTTGAAACTCGTCAAAGTTTCTGGCTTTTCGGTCTTGGCTACGCGTTTTAATTAAATTTTCTTCAATTTTTTTAGCCATCGCCATTCGTTCACCGGGCGCAGCTTTGTCAAGCGCGTGTTCTTTAATTGCATTTGCAATTTTTTCATTACGCTTTACATACTGCCCAATTTGTATATTATCTGTCACTGATTTTGTAGGTGTAGCTACGCGCCCCATTGTCTTAGCGGCAAGCGTTTGCGCAGTTTTTGCGGGACCAATCAGCATCAATTCTGGTGTTGAAGTTTCCAACGCCTGTTCGCGCTCTAGTTGACGACGATACGCGGGGTCGCGCATATCCTGTAATGGCTTATCCATCACTGACCCCCCATCGTCAAATTTTTTGCGCTTTTTCATTTCGCCTTAATCCTTGTACCCGCCACCAGCAGCTTTATACCGTTTAGCCATTACTTGCGCTTTTCTCGCGGACCATTGCCCAGCACCCGTACCAACGATTGCCGCAGCTTTTACGCTGTTAAATATACGCTTACGCAGGTTGGGCTTGGTGTAGTTACCAGCCGCATTTACCTTAGACTTTACCTTCCCACCTTCTTTATACTGCGTAAAGTCGGTGTCGTCCCGGCGGGCTTTCTTCTTCCCGTTAGGCATCTTAGAAGGGTTAATGTCACCCATACCGCGAGAGGCCATCATCTCAGCACATCCCGCCATTTTTCATAGTGACCATAGTGCCACGGGTTTTACCTTTTGTAGCAATACCATCAGCGCGTTTAGAGGCAGAACCTACTGAGCCACCATGTTTGCGCGACAGCATTCCCGGGGCAGCAGGGGGATTTACCATTTCAGGGCTGGTCAAAGAACGGTTATACGCTTTTTCCATAGCGCGACGTGCCTTTTCATCTGCCGCAGCTTGCACGGCACTTTGAGGCACGGGGGCTGTTATTCCTGCTTCGCGCGCTTCTTTGCGGTATTTAGCCGCTTTTTTTTCATCTTCGTCCATGACAACTCCTTAGATTAGCACTTGGCCATTCCGCCTTTTTTCATGACTTTGGAACCAATGCCACCGGGGACACTAGAGCCAGCCATTTTAATTTGCGTACCTTTGGTCTTACCTTTAACAGCAACGCCATCTTTGCTAGGAGCAGCAGTTTTAACTTTGCCCATCGAAGATGCTGCCATGCCACCTTTATTCATGAAGATAGGTACTTTTTTACCGTCTTTCATTTTCATAGGCATGCCACCCTTTTTATAACCACGCTCAGCAACGCTACCTGAAATAGCATCTTTTTTCATGTCATCTAATGACTTATCTTTAAGTTTGATTGGCATATCACCACCTTTTGAGAATTTGCGGCCCTTGTCCGCCTGGTTAAAGTCTTTACCTACAGATGTAGGCACACCTACTTTTTTAGCAAACGATGGATTATGCGCCACCGCAGCCATGAAATTGTGTTGCGCTTTACTCTTGCTTGGCATTTTTACGTACCAATTTTTGTACGGTGTCGGTTTCCCAAATGCGGAGGCTTAACCAAACTATAGTAAGCAAGCCGCCAACTAATGCAACAAGGGGCGGAAACCATGACATAAAACCGCCTATGCCTACAACTACAGCAGCGCCGTCAGTCATTACTTTGATATCGTGATTATCCATCTCAACAATTCCACGCCCGTAGGCTTTTATTAATCCGGGAGTTTGGGTCGTTCGCGGTCTTCGCGGACGTTAACTTTTTCTTCATGCCACTCATCCTCGCGCAGAAAGAGTCTCGCCTTGAGCCGCCCTCCGGTTGTGGTGGCTTTAGATTCATACCTTGGGCCTTCGCAGAGGCGCGACCTTTGGCGTTCAAGCCGCCCTTCTCGGACTTGCCCTCTTTCCTTGTCCATGCTGGTGACTTAGCCATAATAAATTGTTGCCGTTACAGTTGTACCAAGCCCAACGTAAATACCGTTGGGGCAATAAATACCTTCACCGGGAATCTTAATTGGCAAACCTACCGTGCTAAATGTATCCAATTCCAACAACAAAGTTGTGTACATAGTTACATTGCCAGTTGCGGACGCAGTTGTAGAAGTCACAGTAAACACGTTTGCATTTGTTACTGTAACCGCATAAACGGCGTCACGACTTGCGCCAGAGGTCATGTCTAA